TGTCTCGTCAGGAATTCCCATGCCAGACGCCATATTCTGCGCTTGAGTCGCTTCACGCATGATTTTTTCCCTTGCCGCGACAATCGCAGCAGTTTTTTGCTCAGGAGTCATGTCAGGAGTGATGCCCATGGCTCTCTCCGCCTCTGCTCTCCTCTGAGCATCAATCGCTCTGGCCTTACGGTTTTCCATTTCTCTTCGAGTCTTATCACCTTCCTCACGGCGGCGTAAGTCTTTTGTAACTCCATAACCATACTCATCCAAGCGCGGAGCAATACGCTTGATCAAATCCTTCGGGTCGAAGAATGTGTTATAACCCATGTTATAATACTCAACATGCTTTGGCATCTCAGCAAGCAAAGCATCAGCCATGCTCATTCCTTCGTAGTCAACACGATAAAGAACAGAATCCTCTAACGACTCCATAAAATCACGAACTTCTGGAGTTGCGCCAATGATATCCCTAGAAACAAGCGTGAATTCTTCATCCACCACATTCTCGATGTTCTTGAGGGAATCACGAAACGCCTCAAGATTCATGTCTTCCTGCAACTGCGCCTTACGAGCGTCAGAAAGAGCCTTGTCCTTCTCAGCCTTCAAACGCAAATAATTATCGCTTGCACCAGAAACAATTTCACCCTTCAAAGCCTCTTTCTTAGGCGCAGGTAAAGCCTTTTTTGGCTCTGGGGCGGGCAAAGCCTTCATGATGCCAGAATCAGGTGCTGACGGCTGGGGCGCATCGCGAGAGGGGTTTCGCTTGCTAAAGCGCATGGAAGAAGGGCTGGTTCCAGCACTCATGCCACCAGCCGTCAACAACCCATATATATCACGCCTTATGCCCTCAAGACCAGTCCCATACTCGACACCCTCTGCCAATCCACGCATGCCAGTGTCGCCAGAACGAAGCGCTAAATCAAACAAGTCTAATGGACCGCCAACCATTACGCGGTTGGCTGTCTGAAGAAGATTAGGATCATCGCCACCAAAAGCAGACGGAAAGGCTTCAATGACCTGAGAAGACATCGAAGGATACTTCTCAAAATCAAACGGGTCTAAAACCTCATCAAGCCTGTACTCACGATCCGCCATCAAAAAATATCTCTTGAGTTCCCATCATCGCCGGGGTTCATCTCAGATTTGGGAGCGCCGATCTCCCACAGGTTACAAACATTTTCGGCAGAACAAACAAAATGCAACTTCGTACAATAGCCAACATCAGCATCAGAGCCAATGCAGTCCATCATACGGTCACTCATGTCATAATATTCACAAGTGCGACACTTGGCATTTTTATTCTCCCAAGTAGCAGTCGCTTCACCATATGAGTAATCATCCTCAGCAACCTCACGGTTCTCAGCGTTTAATTCCTCATCCTGCGTGGCAATAGGGCAGACATCATCCATGTCATACCCCTCGTTGCCAGTAATAGCACCAAGATCAATCTCGATGCGAATGACACCAGAAGAACCCACAGCACCGCCATCTGCATACTTGCGAGGCTGCTTGCGTTCGTTTTCTTTTTCCTGCTTATAGAAATCATACTGCTTGTCGGTCAGATTGGTGATGTCAATCCGAGCCATAGACATGATCTCTTGTGGGGTTCTGCCGTCAATCTTGTCTTTCATTACTTGACCCCATTGAACTTAGTACCACGAAGAGCAGAGCGGCCACCACGGCACATGCCGCCAACACTCCCGCCAGACTCATAGCCTTTTACCTTTCCGCCATACTTCATCTCTTTAGCGCCTCCACGAGCGATCTTTTCCATGTCCTTCTTAGAACGACCAAGACCCGTAGTCACATCGCCAGCCATACTGCCTTTGCTGCGAGGGTTTTTTACACGAGCCATCTTCGCAAGGCGATCCGCCTCGGAGACGTTCTTAACCATCGCGATCATTTCGTCTAATTTGTCAGCCATCAGTAATACTCCCTGCGCCGTCTGTAAGTCTGAATATCATCATCATCATAATCAGCGCGAGTTCGTACAAAACCGCCCTGTCGAAACCGTAGTATAGCCTGAGTCATCGAATCCGCCAAGTCATCATGTTCTCCGTTAGGAAAAGCCGCACATTCTTCAATGACTTCCTCTGCCCACCGCGTCTCAGGCGCCCACACCATCCCGCTCTCAAATACAGGCGAACAAGCGTTCATCCTCGAAAACTTATCCGCACCACGACCAGGCGTAAACGCACTCACAGGAATCCCCATCTGACGCAATTCATGGGTCAATGGCGTACCACTAGCCTTCTGTTCAATCAAAACCATGTCAGGGTCAAACTCACCGTAAAGACGCAACGCAGCATCTTTCAATTCGGGGAACTCCCACCTGCCCTTCTCCGCATCCAGCAGAATAATCGCAGGCTCATCCCCCTCGTCAGGGTAAAAAATACCCCAAGTCGTTATTGCGCTAAAGTCAGCACGCTCACTCTTCGTGAAAGCCGTATCATACGACTGAATGATATACTCAACTGCTGGAGGGTCTTCCTTCTCCCAAACCTGCCACCACTCCCGCTTGACAATCGCCCCCTCTTCCGCTGTCGGATTCTGAAGATACTGAGCGTTCCACTTGCCTACGGGGATCGAGGCTTTGACGGCTTCTAGCTCTTCCCTGCTCCAAAACTCTGGCCATAAAACGGCGTCCGTGTCTGGAAATATCGCTGGAAACTCTACCACTTCCCATTGATCTGCACCCCCCTCTGCTTGCTTCTGCAAAACCTTCGCAGTTAAGTCACGAATACTCCACCGCGTCATCACAATGATGATAGAACCACCAGGCTGTAAACGCTGACGTGGACCTGACGTGTACCACTCGTAAATGTTATCAAGAGCCGTTGGACTCATGGCATCCTGTTCAGAAACAGGATCATCAATAATAACCAAGTTACCACCGCGCCCAGCGAGAGCGCCACCGACACCAACAGCATAATACTCGCCGCCTTTATCCGTACTCCAACGCCCTGACGCTTTTGCGTCTCTAGCCAATTGCAAATCTGGGAAAACTTCTCGGTAAACATCACTATCAATCAAATTCTTGACCTTGCGGCCAAAACCAACGGCTAACTCCGCCGTGTGCGTTGCTTGAATGATCTTGGTGCTTGGACTCTTACCCATAATCCACGCAGGAAAAAGGTAACTCGCAAATTCAGACTTCGTATGACGCGGCGGCATGTTAACGATAAGACGCTTGAGTTCGCCACGGGCAACTCTTTCGAGTTTCTCTGCGAAGATTCTATGATGGCGACCTGCAATAAAACTCGGCCAAACATGGTTAACAAAATCCAAAAAGTTTTCCTGCATGTGATCACGCTGATCAACATGCTCAAAAGCATCAACTAAATCACTTAGCCTGATGCGCTCTTCTTCCGTTAAATACTCAACGGAAATATCAAAAGGATTATGCCCTTCCATGATAGCCCCTATGCGGCTCTAATAGCCTCAAGAAACTGACCAGCCGCCTTATCCAAAACCTCACCACCAGCCTGCATGCCGATTGGACGCAATAAACTCTGGAAATACTCAGGCGTCAAAATGGCGCTCTGATTGTAACCAACTGGCTGACGATACGAAACAGGACCCTGAAGTGGGCCTACAGGTGGGCGGGTGGATGGTACCAGTACGCTCGGAGCAGGTGGTGGAGGGGTTGTCGTGGGAGGAGTCACAACATTCCCAATCTGATTCGGCGCTACTGGTACGCATGTGCCATCCTTCAACTCATAGCCAGGTGGGCAAGGATCAACCTCATCCGCCGCTAATGGCTCAAGAATGCGATCCTCAGGCTCAGAACTAATGCCAACATTCGCAAAAGGATCGTCTGAAGTAGGACCGCTGTAAGTCGTAAGGCCAAACGCATTCATAGACATCTTGCCCTTGCCTTGCGGTCTTTCCAAGTTGCCAGTCTCAGGATTGTATTGACCACCCTTCTCGACAAAATCACTAATCGCATCAGTGAATGACTCAGGAGACAAAATGGTGTGACCCAATCCATAACCCAAAAGGCTCGGAGTCTTCTGCAAAGTGGTCGGAACACGCATAACCTTGTCGATAAACGCCTCGGCCGCCTTGGCATCACCACCAAAAGCATCCTGAACAACGTCAACGCCACCCTCTTCACCAAAAATATTCGGGTCGTTTAAGTTGTCCCCGCTATCATCATCAGGGATCTGCGAAGGAGGAGCCTCAAAACCAAAAGGACGGTCGAACGGATCAGGGCCAATAGCCTTCGCAATCGACTCATTCACCATATCAATCGCTTTTTGCTGGTCGGCCGTGTACTCACCGCCATCATTCTTATCAGCACCAGCACCACTGTTAGCACCAGCACCAGCGCCAATATTGTCAGGATCAGCCGCAGGACCAGCACCACCCATAGCACCAGCCGCTATGCCGCGCTCCCTGCCGTCAACTTCACCGCCCTTATAGAAGTTCACAGCATAAGTCGCACCCAAACCAATATCGCCGCTCAAAAGGCCACTCAAATCAGGCGCAATGTTAACACTGCCAATACCCAAAGGCCCAGGCACGCTAATTCCCTGCGTTGCCATGTTAACAACATCCTGAACAGGGGCGGGTACGTTCAGGGAATCCATAATGTCCTGCTGAGGCAAATTGTAATTAGGGGCAGGGGCAGGTGCTGGAACAGGAGCCGCATTCAAAATGTCGCTCAACGCATCCGCCATACCACCAGGACCAGGTACAGGGCCAGAAGGATCGGAAACACCGCCAGATGGACCGTCCTGCTGATTGTCAGGCTTGCCAGAGAAAGCATCCGCCGCCATCTGACCCGCATCAGCACCACCGCCTACAGGGCCGCCCGCGTAAAACATCTGCGGAGGCGCTGAGAAAATATCAACGTCCAGCATAGGGTTTTGTGGCATGGGCGCAAAACTCGTTTGCTCAGGAGGAACGCCCATGCCTATGTTCGGTAATAACTGCGGCATACTCATGCCACGCATAAAATTCTTAAACTGCGCTCTCTGACTCGGTGAACTCTTAACATCCATCTGAGGCGGCGTCTGAGGCGCAGCCTGTGGTGGTGCCATTGGACCCATAAAGTTTGACATCAGAGAAAACCCTCAAAAATGATTTTCTACGAATAATACGCTATGATTCAAATTTTGACAACAGGAGATCAATCTCATCCGAAGCCTGCCGCAACAACTTGCTAACCATGGCTGGATCCCACTCCGCAGCATGAGCATATTTATACAAACTGTCAGATAAAACCCGCATACGCTCCTCGTCAAAGGAGGTCAGGGTACCTTTGACTTCCTTAAACCCGCCAAACAACATCCCCTCAATAACCATCCCCGCAGCCTTCGGTATAGGAGCCTCACCGCTCTCGTAATACTTGTACATACGCTCACTAACACCCAAAAACTTGGACATCGCAGGAATGCTCATGCCCAACTTGTTGCGTAAAGACGTTATCTCCTCACCCCTCAACGTGGGGTGATACGCATAATCAGCCTTCTTCATGTATCTCCTCCAACATTCCGTGTTCTATCATGTCCCAAACAATAACATCATCGTTGCTGTAACGAATGGGCTTGCCGCTCCAATCGCAGGCAAGCAAAGCCGCAACCCTACGCCACTCCTCGTCAGTCTCATATGTCGCACGGAACTCAGCACGCCACACATCCAAGAACTCACGAGGGTGATCCGCAATGAAATCAATTGGTTGCGAACTAATCTTCAACCTATACTTTGGCATAATACATCCTCCAGTCATAAAGATACTTGCAATGATTGCCCCTATTGTCAATAGTCTTGTGATTGTTTGTGTGAAATAGGGCGCAACCCCTCGCTCATGTCAACAAAAAAATAGGGGGGGTTAATATACCCCCATTAACCCGATCCGATTTTTGCCTTGTCGCCTAGGGTACCTTAGAAACCTAGGCAATAAAAAACCCCGCCATGGTGGCGGGGTTTCTGGTGGCGACAAGCCCTATGATAGGGCTTGCCGTCTTGCGTTAAAGTATTCAAATATTTCATCCGATAAACCCGCCCATATGCTGGTGATGCCAGCGTCTTGATCAATTCGGATGGTGGCATCGTTTTGTTGCGCCATGATGGTGCGGGGTACTTCATAACCATTAAGATCATGATGATCATTAGATGAACCATAGGCGTGGCCATAGTGTTGTTGGTTATGGCAGATCACGGCATTCTGGCCATGGGTTGATCGCATTTCAGAAATGCGGGCGCGGATGGTTTCTGCTGTCCATCCTGTTGCCGCCATAAGATCGCGTGTTGTCGCGCCACCATCAACCCGCATGGATTGCCACAAGATGCCAATTCTTGAACCGTTGCGGTATGGGTTGACGGGGGTTTCTGTTTCCACCATACCGCCACCATAATTGATGCGATTGCAATCTGAATGAATGATCATGTTGTCGATCAATTTGCACCAGTTAAACAATTTTGTGCTATCCAATGTGGCTTGGTGCTGGCGAAATTCAACAGTACCGCATCGCGCCCATGTATCAACAGAAACGGCCGCGAATTTACCCCCTAGCATCCTATTCATATCTGAAATGGTATCGGCCGCATCCCATGCGCTGGAATAACGATCGGCGATAGCATCTAATGGGCGACAAAAACGATTTTGCCGTCTTGATCGTGAAACAATAGCGGAAAAATCGCCTTGATGGATTGCATACCGCTTTATGAAATCTTTAATCAATGCGATAGGCATCTTTTCACGGCATGGGTTATCAAGATAACGGCCGCCACGCATTGCCTGTTTTGACAATATCCAATGGTTATTCATGGTTTCAATAGCAGATCCATCATAATCTGAAACCCGCCATGCGGTATTTCCAACATGAACATGGCCGCCAGTACCAACAAGACCAACACGGCCGCCATTGTTGGTGATGAAATCGAACAATTCAGCGATATCTTGTTTTGCGGCCGCTGAATAGGGGTTGAATGGCGGAGTGACAATTTCAGCGTCAACCCCTGCCGTTGCCTCGTATTTAATATCAATCCAATCAAAACCCGCATTGTTCAACATATCGCGCCATTGTGAAATAGAACGATCTTGGCCGCGAATATTGGCGAATTCGATTTCTGCACCAAACGTCAAAAACTTGTCTTGTAAATATGGCATGGGATTTTCCTTTCGTTTCCATTGTTGCCTTACATGTATAAATATAAGGTATTTTGCGCTTTTATCAAGAACAATTGTTATTTTTTTATATAAAAAAGCAAAAAAAGCAGCGTGCAGCATGCAGCAAAGATGAACAATTGTTCGGGTTATACCCGGGAGATCCGCCCAATCCCAACCAAAGCCCGACCCGAACCCGAATATCCCGACCCGAAAACCCGGCCCGGTAAGCCCGAACCCGAACAATTGTACCGATATACCCGGTCTTCCTCAGTGCAGCACGCACGAAAAAGGCGACCCGCAGGCCGCCAAAATCCCGAATCAACCCGAACAATTACAAGTACGAGTATTCCTCCCGATCTTCTGTATCAATCCCGTCAATGTACTCACCATCCTCATCCCAGTGACAACTGCGCCACTCCAGCGTTGCATACCAGCGTGTGAACTTTGTTCGTCCCTCCGTTCTCTTGTCATTGAGTCGGTCAACCGCTTCCCGCGCTTCCTCCTCGTTGTCAAAGAAAAACACCTCCCCGTTATCTGGGTCGCGATAGTACCACTCCCTCTCGCCCGAGACGTAAGGTTTTACCTCTTCCCAATCCACATCGTCAGGGTCAAGTTTACCGTCCCTCTCGCATGTCAAATTATTGGCCAAGAACTGCTTGAACTCCAAACCGTCCATCTCGTTGATCTTGTCCCAAAACTTCTCCAAGGCTTCATTCTTGTCTTTAGCCGCAGTCTCGAAGTCAAACTCTAGCGGAATTTTTGCTGTTACTGTGTACATGTTCGCTCCTTTTGTTTGTTTTATACACATAAATATATAGAAATAAACACACAGGTCAACATTTTTTTATAAAAAAAAGATATATATCTTGGTATATACCAACGAAATAAACGAAACACCTGGGCGAACAATTGTACTGTTTTATAGCCTCCAGGCTATCTCGCTGCAATGCAACTGCATTACCTGGCGCCGCCGAATACGAACAATTATACGGGATTGCAGCGGCAATGTTGGTGTAGGGACAACAAAAAAGGGAAGAGACATACGCGAACTAAAACTTTCGCACTTGCCTCTTCCCCGAATCCCCTGGCTAACGCACTATCCAGCGCAGAAAGTACCAGGGGGAAACCGAACAATTTAAGCCCAGGCTGCTGGGTTCCCGTAACTAGACCAACCGAGAGCCTCCTCCAAGTATGCCGTATCTAGCCCGAAGTCAGCATATCCCTCCTTGATGCAGTTGTAATACTGCTGACTAGGCATATCGACCCGATCCCGATACTTCCGAGTCATGCGATAGGTCATCATCCCGAACAATTTTACTTGATCGTAGAGGTGGGGCCGCCCTTCGTAAGCATCGAGAGACTTCTCGCACTCCTCCGTGATTGACCAGATCCCGACTGGAAGCAGATCCATCTCGTCCCCCTCCTCAATGTCGGCAACACCCCGAAACACGAGGCGCCACCCGACTAGGTACGCCGCCCCCAGCGGCTTGGCGCGGGGGCAACGGTATTTCATTTGACCTTTATTGAGGTTAGACCCGTATGCAAAGTATAGTCTACGCGGCTTCTTCGTCATCAGTACCTCGTTCCTCCCACACTGCGATCAGCGTTGACGCTACTTCGTGCAGGTGTTCATATACAGCCGCGCCGATGATTGTGTAAGCATCTCGTGCGTCTTCAGGTAAATAGCAACTATCGTCAGGACCATGGCCGAGCCATAAATTATCCTGCGCCATCTCCAGAAGTTCGTTGTTATATACAGGCGCATAACTCTCAGCCCACTCAGAAGCCCTATCTTGTGGATGGGCGTCACACATAATCTGATTGCGCTCCCCCTTCATGGCCTCAACCATATCGTCAGTTTTCTTGGCCAACTTCCAGCCTGCTTCGCGGTTTTTGTCGTTTAGGTATGTGTCAAAGTCAAACATAATATAGTCTCCTTTTGTTTGCCTACCATTATATATAGTGCATTGATTGCACGCCGTCAACACAAAAAAATAAAAAAAATAAAAAAAGTTAACCAGGGAAGCCGCAGCGTTAACCAGAACAATTGTACTATTTCAGCGGGCCAGGGCTAGGCAGTTTGTGACCGCAATGTGACTACAAAAGGTGGATAAAACACCGCTGTTGGCGCGTAACCCGCAGAATCCCTATGAGTTCGGTTCCCCAGGCGCCAAAAAACCCGAACAATTCTACTATTTCAGCGGCTTGGTTTTGACTGCAGCCTGCGCGTTCCACCTATTAATCAATAATTAAGCGGAACACGAACCCAAAAACCCGAACAATTCTACTGGTTACCGTGCTACAGCGCTGCACACATCTGTGTAGCACGCTGCAAATTTAACTTCCGATGTTCAATTTGCTAGGAAACCCGAACAATTCTACGCGTGCTACAAGAACGGGCTGCACTTTGTAGCACGCCAAAACCCGAACAATTTGGGGAAAGCGCCGCCCGCAGACACAACTGGCCTACAAAACACTGCGGTAGGCACGGAACCCGAACAAAAAAAGCCCCCGACCGAAGTCAGGGGCAGTTTCTAAGGGAGGAACGCGGCCCTATCCCGAGGCCGCAACCCGATCATACCCCGAAAACCCGAACAAATCTACGCAAAACCCGAGGAGGGGCCTTTTTCTGGAAAAATTCTACTCCTCCTCCGCCTCCCCCGCACTAGATGTAGTACCAGAAAAGCCCGAATCTTCATTATCTGGACCTATCGGGTCATGCTCAATCACCGAACCCGACACATCTTTCATGCGTGATTCCGCTAAACGCTTAAATTCTGCCAATTTATCAAGCAGTTCGTCTTTTGATTTCTGCGTAATGTCTTCTTTGACGATGTGTTGCTTGTTGATCAGTAATCCCGATGCCTTCAAACGGAGTTCTTCAGCCCGAATTGCTTCGCTGTATTTACCCGCTTGCCACGCCTCATCCCGA